ATACTGGGATTAATTGGACCAATGGTGCTAACGTAGTTGACGGTATGTATGATTCTGGTGGTAACGGTGGAAATTATTCACAGGCATACAGTTGGCATTTTTATTGGTATACAGGAAATAGTTGTTTGGGGCTTGGCGGGTCTACAACAACTGGCGGATATCGTGCTTATACAAATGGTAGTCATTATGTTGCAGGAACATTATATGCAACTAGTGAGGTATATGCTTACTCCGATCGTAGGAAGAAAAAAGATATTGTCACAGTTGACAACGCTTTAAATAAAGTACTACAACTTAGGGGTGTTTACTATAAACGTACAGACAATCCAATTCAGAATAACGAAGATTGGAATCCTAATCAACAACACCTAGGTGTTATTGCTCAAGAAGTTGAACCTGTTGTTCCTGAAGTTGTCACATATAATAAAGATAAAGATGAATACGGAGTAAGTTACGGAAACTTCTCTGGATTATTCATTGAAGCATTTAAAGATATAAACAAATTAGTTCAAGAACAAAAAGAACAAATTGAATTATTAAAGAAAGAAATTGAAGATTTAAAAGGTAAAAAATAATGCCATACGTGTTCACAACTACAACTGCTACCTATACCCTGAGTGTAACACAAGTTAACACCGTTAATCATGGAACATGGACTGATGTTATATCTCATGTTCACTGGAAATTAGTAGCAGAAGATGCTAACAGAAATCGAGTTAACTCTGGAGGTACACTAGCGTTCCAGTTAGGTGATATTGTTATAACAAATAGACGTTCTGGAGATATAACAACACATCCTGGAGTTTTTAATCCAGAGTCATTTGTTCCCTATGATCAAATAACAGAAGAAATGGGATTAGAATGGGCAAAAAGTGATTCAGGATTTGAAGGGGTTAGAGATGCTCTAGCAGTTAGACTACAGAATATCCCTGCCGTTATAAAATCACAGGCTGTTCCGTGGAATACCTCTACAACGGCTATCATATAATTTTACTCTCATTAACCACCTATATAAATAAAACAAATAGGAGATTTTTATGCAAACACAACAACCTAACGGTCAAACACAACCAACTCTTGACCTAACAGATTTATCAATAGACGAAGTTAATATTATCATCATGGGATTAGTAAAATTACCGTACGAAACTTCTGCACAAGTAGTAGATAAAGTTAGAGTTCAGGCTTCTGCACAGATACAGGCGGCCCAACAAACTACACGCCCAGACGGTATTAATGTCAATATGCAAACATAAATAGTATATTGGGAGAGTTTAAATGGCTATTACTTACACATGGGATGTTCAATCAATTGATGTAATTTCTGAATATAACACTAACACAAATGTGGTTAGTCGTGTTGTTTGGAAATGTACAGCAGATGATGGCACAAATACAAAAGAAATGACAGGAGTCCAAGATCTTAATATTTCTAATTTAGATCCTGAGTCATTTGTTCCCTACGAGTCAGTAACTAAGGACCAACTAATTGAATGGGTTAAAGTTTGGGTAAATGTTCCTGCTGTAGAGCGTTCATTGATCCCCAATGTATTCACCCGCCATTATAATGTAAATCCAGATACTCCTGAACCTTCACAACCGAGCGTATAATAAATGGATGTCGTACTAACATACACTTGGGAATTTGGCCGCTTTTTAGCCCATCCTGTTTTAAATGAACTGACTAATGTTGTCTATAATGTTGAGTTTATTCTATCAGTAACTGACCAAGACGGTCATGGTGCTCAATATTTTGGTAATGTAGGATTAAGTGAACCAGATCCTCTTACTTTTATTCCATTTAATCAACTCACACAACCCACTGTCGAACAAATGGTCACCACAGCATTAGGCGATGATGCAATTGCAGATATTAAAGCAAATCTAGAAATACAAATTGCACAACAAATACAGCCTGTTACGGCTCAACTTGCTCGTCCTTGGTAATCAAGACAGCATTTCTAGTAGCAATTCAATTTTAGTTTTATTGGTCTTGTTAGAAAGACTACGTTTTACACCTTGATGTAAAGGTTTAGGCCATTGTCCGTAATCACACCACGCATATCCTACATGTTCTTCGTTTAGAATAGGAATAAATTCTTTATCAACTAACAATACGTAGGTATTGTAAAAGAAATGTTGATCTTCGCTGGTAAAAAGTTCTAGAGGAATAACTTTTTTAATTGTAGGAGATTTTCCTATTTCTTCTTTTATTTCTCTTTCAAGTGCTTGATACGGTGTGGTATCCAGTGGTTCTTTTTTGCCACCAACAATACCCCAAGAGCCTGCTGTACGTCCTTGATTACGAAGTAAAAATAAAAATCGTTTTGTATCTTTTGCTACAAAAAACCCGCCACTACAAATTATATCCATCATAATACTAAACGCCACTCTCCTGGAAGATATACACCATCTACAGTTTTAGACCACTCAACGCCATCCCATTTGTATTGTATACCTGTATATGAGTTAGTTATGTAAGTGACCTCTTGTGGGGCTGTACTATCGAATATAACATTCCACTGTGTGCCATCCCATTGAATAATATCATTTGCGTGTGCTACAAATCTTTCAATGTTGGTGTTATGTTGACCGTATTTCTTCCAAGCAGTTGGCATTGAATCTTCAGAGATGGAAGGATCAGTATTGATATCTTCTAATATAAGATACCTAACATCAGTAGCAGGAGATATCCCAGGATTAAATGTTGTAGGATTAATAACAGCATTAACAGTTCCCCTAGTATATGTAGTTGTTAAATCAGATATATCAGTATTAAGAATAGTTTCATGATCAAACGTCATATTGATAAGTTCCATCTCATCTTCTACTAATGGATTCACTGTTAAGTAACCTATGACATTTGTACCGTCTTGTTTAGTTAAAGATATATAACTTAAACCTGATCTAAAATGTCCTGGATACATATCTAATAAAAATTTCCAATTAATTTTTGTTCCGTTTTTAATTGGTATGTCTATTAAATCGTTTCCTCTAGCATTTTCTCCATGATGCATTAGTCTAGCAGTATTATCTACAACCAACACACTAAAATTACCAGGAGTTACAATAGTTTGAGAATTAGGATTAGAGAAAATAAGATCGCCGTTCCCCATTGTTCCTGCTGGTTCTGTAAAAATATTAGCAACAATTTTTGTAATGATACCAAGTTTTTTAACTTTAGCAGGTGTAGTAATCCAAATAGGACATTTAAAAGACAGATTAGCAATATCAATTTCTACTTCTGTGCCTTGAGGAATATTTCTATTTGACCATGTAAGAGAATCTAACTCAACATAACTTAAACTTGTCCAATCAATAAAATTGCTAGTTGTTTGAATTTCCATAGCAGGTCTAAACAACACTAGTATTTGTTCAAGTATTTGTAATTTTTGTTCTGTGTTTGTTGACCATATGTCTGCGGCAAATTGAATATTATAGGGAGTCGGCATCAGTCTTTCAACTGTGTAGTTTTCTCCTTGTGTGTTTCCGTAGTCTTGTATAGTTTGCCCAAACGTAGGGCTATCTGGATTTTCATCAATATATTCCCATTGCCGCTCTCTTATATTCAATTTACTAATAAATGTAGGATCTTGTAATCTGTCTCTTGACAAATCTAAACTTTTAACATAGCAGGCAATAAAAGGTGCAGAGTTTACAATATTTTCACTGCCCTTTTTTAGTACACTGGCTACTTGTTTGCTCATGTCCCCATAACGAACAGGTATTTGTATTATATTTCCACGCCCGTCTTGATAAGCAAAGTTACTCATCAATCGCATAAATTGAGTTAGGTATCGGCGTATTTGCCCGTCGTAAAAAAAGTCCATTAGTTATCTGCTCTCGGTTTGTTAGTTGATAATGCTTTACTTAATGCCTGGCGTTCAATAATAACTTTGCCATTGATTGTTGCCGTTGTGTTGTTATTAACAAAGCCAGTCACTTCAGTTTGCCTTGTTACTGCATTATTTGCAGACTTGCCATTAGTCGGCTTATTAGTCATGGTCATACGTACATCAGATTCTTGATATACCCAAGTTTTACCATTAAATTTAAATAGTCTATTAGGCAAATAATCAGTTCTCAAACAATAAGCCCCGTTATATGGATTATATGGAAACTCAATTCCGGCGGTATATGGAGCACCATTTGGTGTTTTTCCGTCTCCGGTTAGATACCCAATGTACATATTTTTATCAGGAGTTACATACACAGAACTTGCATCAGCAGTATGATCATCTTCACTAGCATCTCGTTCTGTTTCGCTAGCATCTTCAGTTTGTAAGACATCAAAAGGCGATTCGGGATTCAATGGCAATACATAAAGTTGATTAGTATCATACCCACTTAATGGAGCATCTGCTTCTGCTTGAGCAATAATTTGATTATTAATTTCTATGTTTTTATTGTAAAGGGACAACAAATCTTTTAGTGTACTACCATCTCCTGCTCCGCTATCTGCACTAAAAATTTGACTGTATTCTTGACTATCAACCAGCGGTTCACATTTAGCACGAATTAGGTGTGGATACCAAGTTTGACTATAACCTGTTGCGGCACGAGCAACGTCAGTTACTACATAAAATCTTTTTAATGCTACCATAGCATCACCGAGAGCATATTCATCTTTTAAATGAGGTAATTCTAATACATCTCCCGCCATTAATCTACGGCCTAGTGTATCAACACAATTCCGTTGATGAAACGTAATCATAATATTATCGTTTGATAAAAAGAATCCAAACTGCATTAAATTAAAATCTATGTCTTGCATAGTATAAATTCCGCGCATGATATATACATCAGGTGCATAGTTGCGGTCTCTGTTTTCCATGAATAATACATCTTGTATCCCTAATTCTCCTACATTGGTACCATTATTAGGTACTGTAGGTGTAGCAGTTCCATCCGTTGGATTTGCTGGGCCGAGGTATTTGTGAACAAAAATGTCAGTTCCGCCCACTTGGAATTCTTCGTTTATTACACGATCTAAAAATCTAAAATCGTTACCCTTTTCTGGGCGGTACAGAGATAGTCTTGGCATAGTAGTATATTTATGGCTAAATATTGGTATGAACGAACTCGATACCGAAAAACAAAAAGTAGTTGATTATATCAAACTCTCTCTGGGTGACGGTATGATCGATGTAGAACTAGACCCTAAACACTACGATCTTGCTATAGATGTTGCTCTACGTAAGTACAGACAACGCAGTCAAAACTCTGTAGAAGAAAGTTTTGGATATCTAACACTGCAAACAGACGTTAACGAATACCAGTTAGCACCTGAAGTTATGCAGGTTAGACAGATTTTCCGTAGAAGTATCGGTTCTAGAAGCGGCGGGGGGGATGGTGGTACGCTATTTGAACCATTTAACCTAGCCTATTCTAACACCTATTTGTTAAGCAGTTCTAACATGGGCGGTCTAGCAACTTACATGATGTTTTCGCAATACCAAAATCTAGTTGGTAAAATGTTTGGCTCGTTTATTAACTTTGATTGGAACTCAGTTACTAAAAAGTTAAGAATTACACAACGCCCACGTGGTGAAGAAAACGTTCTACTTTGGATGTACAACTACAAGCCAGACTTTATTTTATTCCAAGATACTTGGGCAGGTATTTGGGTTAGAGATTACGCAACAGCACGAGCAAAGGTTATCCTAGGTGAGGCCCGCGAAAAGTTTGCCACTATTGCTAGCCCGCAAGGTGGAACAAATCTAAACGGAACAGCCCTAAAGTCCGAAGGCAAAGCCGAAATGGAAATGCTAGAGCAAGATCTAATTAACAATAAAGATAACCAACAGCCGTTGACATTTGTCATAGGATAATATACACTAGAGTATCTACTTGGAGAGATACTATGATTATTGGCGTATGCGGATTTATTGGCTCAGGCAAAGACACCATTGCCGACTATCTAGTTAATTTTCACGGTTATAGACGAGAAAGTTTTGCTAATAGTCTTAAAGATTCGGTAAGTATGGTATTTGGTTGGGACCGTACTATGCTAGAGGGACGTACTAAGCAGGCCCGTGAATGGCGAGAAGAAGTTGATATTTGGTGGGCTAACCGACTAGGAATGCCACATCTTACTCCACGATGGGTATTGCAATATTGGGGCACAGAAGTTTGTCGCAATGGATTCCATGACGACATGTGGATTGCCTCATTAGAAAATAAACTACGAAACTCAAAAGACAACATTGTTATTAGTGATTGTCGGTTTCCTAATGAAATTAAATCAATCAAAGATGCTGGCGGAATTGTTATTCGTGTAAAACGTGGTGATGAGCCTGAATGGTATCAAGATGCTATAGACATGAATGCAGGTGACCATCATATAAATTGGATGTTGGCTAAGACTAGAATGGAAAAGTTAAAGATTCATGCTTCAGAAACAGCATGGGTGGGAACCAACTTTGATCATATCATATCTAATGATAGTACAATTGATGAGTTGTTCCGCCAGATTAAAAATCTGGTCTTAGAGCCCCTTGACGCCATCGACCTCCCTCTAGGGCCAGGATTTGAGAGCAGTTTGTACAAATAGTTTTTAAGTTGGCAGGATTAGCATTTGATAAATTGCCGTCAACATGAAATACTGAAAATATTGATTGGTGTTGACTTTTAAATCCACACTTATCACAACTAGACTTTTTCTTATATCCAAACTTTGCCCACTTAGGTTGCTCGGTTATATATCCCCTAGCACAATGATCGCACATTGATCTGTAATAGATCTTACCTTCCTTACGATAGTTAACAGCCACTGGCCTCTGTTGACATTTTTTACAAGTATTACGCATACACCGCCCTTTTTAGTGCCCTTTTCATGAGTATTTAAGCCGGTATTTTTTAACTGTATCTGCTAAATATTAGGAAGAAAACCATTATATGGGAGATTGAAATGGCTCTAAATTCACCAGGCGTACAGATATCAGTTATAGACGAGAGTTTTTACTTACCAGCGGCTCCGTCAACAACTCCTATGATCTTCGTAGCGAGTAAAAGTAACAAAGCAAATGCTAGCGGAACAGGACTAGCCGCAGGTACAGATCCAGCAAATGCTGGCAAAGTTTGGTTAATCACTAGCCAACGCGATCTAACAGATACATTCGGAACTCCACTTTTCTATACAGATGCAAGTGGTAATCCAGTTAACGGCGGGGAATTAAACGAATACGGACTACAAGCCGCTTATAGTTTATTAGGTGTAAGTTCAAGAGCATATGTTGTACGTTCTGATCTAGACTTAGGTGCGTTACTTCCACAATCATCTGCTCCGGAAGGAAATCCGGTAGACGGAACATATTGGTTAGACACTTCTTCAAATACCAAGTGGGGTATTTTTGAATGGAATATTGTCAACCAAGCATTTACAAACAAGATTCCTTTGGTAATTGATAACACAAATCTAGCAACTGCTACAAGCGATAACATGACACCTAAGGCAAGTTTTGGAACAAATGGTTCATACTGTGTTGTTGCCGGAACAACAGAGGTTCATTACTGGTATAAAAATAGCGATGGCAACTGGGTACAAATTGGTGACAATGTTGAAAACAATTTTAGTGCCGCCGCTACATGGAAATCAACAGTATGGCAAACTTCATGGCCTGCTCTAACAAGTACCAAGGCTAATCCAGACCTTTCTCTTTATAATGGTCAAACTATTATAATTAATGGTCAGACTATTACACAAAGTGGATCAACTGTAACTGCTTTAGCAGGATCTATTAACGCAGTTGGCCATACAAAAGGGTTTGGTGTAAAAGTTAATAAAAATGGATACTTAGATTTTTATGCTGATGCTACTGCAAAATCCAACGGAACAACACCGGACGGTAAAATTAATATTACAAATCTAGGTACTGGTGGTAGTTCTATGTTGACCGCAATTGGGTTAACTTCTACTACTGCTGTTAGTCCTGCCTTATTCCAAGGGCCACATACAAAATATCCAGATTTTAGTGCAAAGCCGACGGGATCAATTTATGTTAAAACAACTACACCCAATAGTGGTGCTAATTGGTCAGTAAAAGTATATAGCGCCGCATCAGCCGCGTTTACAAGTTTAACTGCTCCTATATACGCTGATGGTCAAACTGCTCTTAACTCTATTACTAGTGCAGGAGTTGGAAGTGTTTATATTGAACAAAACTACGACAAAGGTACCGGTGCATATTCAACAGCATCAAACAATACTCAATATGCGGCATTTAATATTTGGCGTAGAAATAGCACAGGCCCAACAACAGTTGTGTCTACGGTAACAAGTTTAACTGTAACAACATCTTCACAGTTTAATATTATTGAAGGTCTAAAAACTTCAACAGGCGGTATTGCTAATTATAGCACCGGTGCAACAATCAGTTTGGCACGAGGCGATACAATCGATACAGTCATTAGCCACATTAATAGTGCTGGATTAACTTATGTTTCAGCAGGGGCCGCAAGTTTTGACACAAACGGAAATGCTACAAGTCTTTCAATTAGTCATTCAGCAGGCGGTGAAATTAAATTCTTAGACGGGTTAGGAACACCTTTATCAACTCTATTACAATTAACACCGTGGGCTAAAGATGAAATGGGCATGGAAACAGGTACACAGAATTTCTATTCCGCAGGCGAGTTTGAAGGCGACGGGTATCAGTACTATGCTAGTAACTGGAAACCATTAGTTTATCAACCAGACGCAATGGTACCATACACAGATCCAGCAAATGGAACCCTATTCTATAGTTCAGTAGTTGACGAAGTTGATATTTTATACAACAACGGCGATACATGGGTCGGATACCAAGATGCTACAGCATTCCCAAGTACAGATCCAGCAGGTCCTATTGTGGCCGCATTAAAACCCACAGTACAAAGTGATGGTACGCCATTAGTAAATGGTGATATTTGGATTGATACTTCTGATATTGAAATGTACGGTAAAAATGTTTATGTTTATAGCGGAACTAGTTTATCATGGGTAGCACAAGACACAACAGATCAAACAACACCAGACGGTTGGTTGTTTGCTGATGCACGTTGGTCAAACATAGGAACAGATGGTCCTACAGTAAACACTTCAATTAAGACATTGTTAACTAGTAATTACTTAGATCCAGATGCACCTGATCCTGCACTATATCCAAAAGGTATGAGACTATGGAATCTACGTCGTTCTGGATTTAATGTTAAGAAATTTGAAACCGAGTTCATTAATATCGATGCCAACAACGGTGAAAACGCACGTTATGGCAACGAGATCATGAACGGATCAAACAGTGGATTAACTTATAACGCAGATCGTTGGGTTACAGTAAGTCCTAACAATGCTGACGGTTCAGGCGCATTTGGACGTCATGCACAACGCGGATTTGTTGTTGCTGGCATGAAGGCACAAATTGATACTAACCAAGCAATCCGTGATACGGACTCAGTTGTGTTTAATCTAATTGCTTGCCCTGGA